ACATCTAGAAGTTTTTTTTCTGGAGCAGGAGTACCAACTGGAGCTTTAGCTATGGGACAACCAGCTATAACAGAAGATTGGAATGGAACAAGTTGGGTAGAAGTTGCAGATTTAAACACAGGAAGAGATGGAATGGCTGGCGCTGGAGCAACGAGCACCAACGCTATAATTTTTGGCGGTGCTCAACCTGGACAAACAACAGTTGAAGACTGGAGCGGTACAAGCGTTGTAAATAAAACTTTAAATACGAGTTAATATGGCAGAATACAAAGACATACACGGAACTAATATTGAAACTGTAACATCAGATCCATCAAATCCTATTGTTGGACAAATGTGGTATAATTCAACTTCTAGAACATTAAAAGGTTTTATACTTTCAGCTGCTTCTTGGGCAAGCGGTGGAAACTTTAATGCTGATGGTCACTTTCAAGCTGGAGGAGCTGGAATACAAACAGCTGGTTTAATTACTGGTGGAGGAAGCACGTGGCCTGGAGTAGGATTAATTGCTGATACAGAAACTTATAACGGAAGTTCTTGGACTGAAGTAAATAATTTAAATTCATCTAAAAGAAATATGAGTGGTTTAGGTTTAACAACTGCAGCTTTAATATGTGGGGGAGGACCACCTGCTAAAGTAGATACAGAAACATGGAACGGTACTAGTTGGACTGAAGTAAATAATTTAAATACTGCTAAAGATAATAATCCTGGAGTAACTGGAATTTTAACAGCGGGAATAGCTTTTGCTGGTGAAGGATCACCAGGTGCAAAAATTACAAATGCAGAAACATTTAATGGAACTAGTTGGACTGAAACTGGAGATTTAAATACTGGAAGACACTCTTTAGGAGCGGCAGGCACATACACTGCTTGTTTAGGTTTTGGAGGCGCTGCAGATTCACCAGCGGACGGTGGTGAAGTAGAATCTTGGAATGGAACTAGTTGGACTGAAATTGCTGATTTAAATACTAATGGTAGAGAAGGTGTAGCTGGTTTTGGATCACAAACATCTGCTTTAGCTTCTGGTGGAAGCACGGTTAATGTTGAATTATGGAATGGTTCTTCGTGGTCAGAACAAAATAATTTACCTGCAGTTTTATCTAATATGGGTCCAGCACAAAACAGTCCGGGATCACTTGGTATGGTGGCAGGTGGTTTTTATGGTCCTGGTATTAATGTTGTTCAAACTACTTATGAATGGACTGGTGAAGTACAGTCAACAGTAACTTTTGACGTATCTTAATACTTTACAAGTGTTTTTAAAAAGTATATATTAACAAAAATGGAGAAAGACATGAAAAAAGATATTAAAGATCTTATACAAAAAGAAGAGAATAACTTAAACAATTTGTTAGAGCCAACAGATCTATCCGATTTTAAAAGTATGGTAGACGAGCTTCGAGATACATGGACCAAGAAACAAATGTTTAGAACAGAAACTGAAGCAAGGTTTTCTGTATTACAAGACAATCGTTATCCAACTAAAGCTGCAAAGTATTGGCAGTGTGTTAGAGAACAATCAAGTTATTTAGACAATCTTATGGCTTTGTCTTTTGATTATAGAAGAAATGATGCAAAAATTAAATGGTTAGAAAAAAAATTAGATACAGAAAAAGATGAATATAAGTTAAGTAAATATGAAATAGATTTAGATGAGTGTCGTTTTGGTAAAGCTTCCATGGAAAAAGTTGCAAGACATAGAATGCGTGAAATTAAAATGTGGTCTAAATTAAAAAAAGAATTTAATGATGGATCATTTAATGATCAAGATGTTAATCAACACCAATTAGAATCATATGGTTTAATGTACGCTGGAAAATCAAGAGCAATAAATGATCATACTTCAGAAGCAGAAAGATTTAATATTTTAGGACAACTTCAATCTTTACAAAGAATTAAAAAATCAGGTGAACTAGAAAATAAAACTGAAAAAAAAGAAGAACTTCCAAAATATGGAAAGCCAAACTCTTAAATTTGATTTTGTATTCTTAGGTCAATGTGTTTTAAAATACCAAGTTCCTTTGGATATTTTTACTACAATAAATTCATTATATGAAAGTAATATTAATAATCTACATTCAGCTAATAAACAATTAGTTGGCAAAATAGAAAATGAACATTCTTTATTTTATAGTGGAAAAGATGAATCTAAAATTAAAAGACATAATGTGTTACCTTTAAATATTACAGATTATTTTATGTCCGTTTTTAAACACTATTTAACATTTAATAAAATTAAAGATTATGATTTACATTTAAATTCTATTTGGGTTAATGAAATGAAAAAGCACGAGTATAATCCTACACATGTTCATAGAGGTATGTTATTTACAGGTTTATCTAGTGTAATGATTTTAAAATTACCCTCAACATATGGTAAAGAATATTCAGCGTCTAATATACCACAGAATGGTAGACTACAAATATTAGGAGCTGCGAATGGTCAGTTTGCAAAAATAGATTATCAACCACCAATGAACCTTAGAGATTTTTATGTTTTTCCATATGATATGAGGCATTGTGTTTATCCTTTTAATGGAACCGATGAAATTAGAAGAACACTTGCTGCAAATTGTGATGTTCAATTTGATCCAATACAAAATAGAGGTGCCGCATGATAACAGAACCACGTTGGAAATCTTATATTGTTGAAACAACACAACCAATTTTTACACCAAAACAATGCCAAATGATTATTGATGCAGGAAGATCTCAACCTAAAATAAAAGCAAAGGTAGGAGAAGATAAAAGTGTTAAAGGTGGGGTCTTAAATACTAAAACAAGAACTTCACATATTAGTTGGATACCATTTAAAAATATGCCAGATATGTATCGAGATATAGAAAGAATAATGAAACAAACTAATGGTAATCATTTTGGTTTTGAAGGAATGCAAATAACAGAAAATGCACAGTATACAGAATATCCAGAAGGTGGGTTTTATGATTGGCATGTTGATAATGATGTTAATATGTCTAATGAACCACCTGTTAGAAAAATATCTATGACTTGTTTATTATCTCCTGAAACAGAATATGTGGGAGGAGATTTAGAATTAATGACTGAAAGTAAAATTGCAAAAATTAAACAAGGACACGCTATATTTTTTGCCTCTTTTATTAGACATAGAGTTACACCGGTTATACAAGGTAATAGAAAATCTTTAGTGATGTGGTTTGGAGGACCTCCTTTTAAGTAATGTTTAGAGAACTGTATTTTCCAACACCTATTTATATTGCAGATATAAAACACCCAACTCTTAATCAAGAGTTAGAAAGAGACATTGTAGCTTGGGCAAATAAAGACAAAGGTATTAATAGAACTAATATTAATGGTTGGCATTCAGAAACTAATATGAGTGAACTACCTGAGTATCATAAATTAGTTAAATTGTTATATGAATCACAAAGAACTATATATGAACAAGAACATTTAGATAGTGAACCTTATTTAGGAAACATGTGGGCAAACATTAATCCACCTGGCGGAATGAATAGAGCACACATACATCCAAATTCTTTATGGTCTGGCGTTTATTATATTAAAGCTGAACCTAACTCTGGTCATTTAAAAATAGATGATCCAAGAGCTGCAGCATCAATGTGTAGGCCAAGACAAAAACCAGGACAGTCTCCTGTTAGATTATGGAGAGAAACACATTTTGAACCTAAAGCAGGTAGATTAATTATGTTTCCTTCTTGGTTAACTCATGCTGTTGATCCAAATGAATCTAATGATATAAGAATATCAGTATCATTTAATTTTATGCAAAAGTGTATGGTAGTATAATGTTTCAAACTAAAAAATATCAAGTTATTAAAAAAGCTGTGTCTTACGAATTAGCTAATTTTATATTTAATTATTTTTTACTTAAACGTGATGCTGTTGATTTTATGTATAAAAATAACATTCATTCACAATCTAGTTTGTTAGGAACTTGGTCTGATAAACAAGTGCCTAATACTTATTCTAGTTATGGTGATTTTGTAATGGAAACGTTGATGATGAAAGTTTTACCAACTATGCAAAAAGAAACAGGATTAAAATTAGTTCCAACATACTCTTATGCTAGAGTATATAAAAAAGGAGATATATTAAAAAGACACAAAGATAGACCTAGCTGTGAAATATCTACTACAGTGCATTTAGGTGGAGAGCCTTGGTCTATATTTATAGATGGCACAGGTCAAAATAATGTAATAGATGAGTACAAAAATATACATAAACCTAATGCTCCAAAAGGTACAGAAGTCTTGCTTGATGTTGGCGATATGCTAGTATATAGTGGATGCGATTTAGAACATTGGCGAGAGCCATTTGAAGGAAACATATGTGGTCAAGTATTTTTACATTACAATCATGTAAATGGCCCATTTGCTGATAAAAATATATTTGATGGAAGACCGATGTTAGGTATTCCTAAATTAAAATAATGAAGCTATATGTTACAAAAAGTAAAATTTGCACCTGGATTTAATAAACAAGTTACTGGAACTGGCGGTGAAGGTCAATGGATTGAAGGTGATAATGTTAGATTTAGATATGGAACGCCTGAAAAAATAGGTGGTTGGGCACAACTAGGTTCAGTAGATTTAACAGGACGTAACACAGCAATTCATCATTTTGTTAATGCTAGTGGTATTAAGTTTGCAGCTTTAGGAACAAATAGAATTTTATATGCATACTCTGGTGGTATTTTTTATGACATTCACCCAATTAAATCTACTACAACTTTAACATCAGCTTTTTCTACAACAAACGGATCCGCAACTGTAACAATAACTTTTGCATCAGCACATAATATAAACAAAGGTGATATTATTTTATTAGACAATTTTACATCTATAACAAATTCTGATTTTACTTCTTCTAATTTTGACGACAATAAATTTCAAGTAACAACCATACCAACAAATACTACACTAACTGTTACCATGGCATCTAATGAAACTGGATCGGGAGCAAGCACATCTGGTGGTATTAGAGTTAAACATTATTATCCTGTTGGACCAGCAGTTGAAGTTGCAACAACAGGTTGGGGCCTTGGATCATGGGGTGGTGTTCAACAAGGACAATTTACATCTACCTTATCATCAGAAATTAACTCTAGTGTAACATCATTAACTATGGCTAGTTCAACTTCGTTTGCATCATCAGGTACTGTATTAATTGGAAATGAGTTAATAACTTATACTGGAAACAGTGGTGGAACTTTATCTGGATTAACAAGAGGTGCAAAAGGAACAACAGCTGCAACGCATTCGTCAGGTGCAACTGTAACAGATGCCTCTAATTATTTTGCATGGAATGGTGCAACATCTGGAGATATTGTAACAGCACCAGGACTATGGTCATTAGATAATTTTGGTAATAAACTTATTGCAACAATTAATGGTGGAGAAACATTTGAATGGGATTCTGATCCAACAGGTGCAACAGAAACAAGAGCAACTATACTTGCTAACGCACCAACATCATCATCTTTTAGTTTAGTATCTACACCGGATAGACACTTAATATTTTTTGGAACAGAAACAACTATTGGTACATCTTCATCAAGAGATGAAATGTTTATACGGTTCTCGGACCAAGAATCTATTAACGAAACAACATCATATGCACCTAGTGCAACTAACACTGCCGGCACACAAAGATTAGCAGATGGATCAAAAATTATAGGAGCTATTAGAGGTAGAGATGCTATTTATATTTGGACAGACACCGCGTTATTTATTATGCGTTTTGTTGGTGCACCTTTTACTTTTTCATTTCAACAAGTTGGTACAAACTGTGGATTGATCGGACAGAATGCAGCTGTTGAGGTTGATGGATCTGCATATTGGATGTCAGAAAATGGTTTTTTTAGATACACAGGTAAACTAGAATCACTACCATGTTTAGTTGAAGATCATGTTTACGATGATATTAATACAATTCCAAAACAACATATCAATGCAGGATTAAATAACTTGTTTGGAGAAGTTATGTGGTTTTATCCTAACTCTGGATCAGGAACCGTAAATAGGATGGTGTGTTATAATTATTTAGATTCAACACCAGAACGACCGGTGTGGACCACAGGAACATTAGCTAGAACTTCTTGGCAAGACTCTGCTGTATTTGGTAAACCACACGCAACAGAATACGACGATGACGGCACAACAGCTACAAGTAATAAAGATCATGTTATTGGTTGTACTGATGGCACAACAACATATTATGAACACGAAACAGGATTAGATCAAGTTAAAGAAGGTGCAACTACATCTATTACGGCAAATATACAATCAGGAGATTTTGATATAGGTCAACAAGGACTTGCTGGTGATGGTGAGTTTATGATGAAAATTAGAAGAGTATTACCAGATTTTTTATCACAAACAGGAGATAGTGTTGTTACATTAAATTTAAGAGACTTTCCTAATCAAACACAAGCTAGTTCATCACTTGGACCATTTACTATATCATCTAGTACAAATAAAATAGATACACGTGCACGTGCTAGATCTATATCGTTAAAAGTATCTAATAGTAGCACAAGTCAATTTTGGAAACTTGGTACGTTTAGATTAGATATACAACCAGACGGAAGAAGATAATGGCAAGAATAGTACAATCATTAACACAACCACTAGAGGATTATGATCAACAAGTGCAACAATCTTTTGTTAGAGATGTTGATAGTATAGTGCAAAAATTAAATACTTCTTTTCAACAAGATTTAAAAGAAGAAGCAGAAGCGGAGGCTTTTTTCTTTGGCTAATACATTTGTAAATAAAAAGGTAGATTTAACTACTACATCGGCTACGACATTATATACAGTGCCATCAGCAACAACAGCTGTAATTAAATCTATAATAGTGTCAGAAGATTCTGGTAATTCAGATACTATAACAGTAACCATTACAGATACAGCTACTGCTGTATTTAGTTTATTTAAAACTAAATCGATATCTGCTAATGGGACCACGGAACTTTTATCAGCACCTCTTGTGTTACAAGAGAGTGAGATATTAAAAGTAACAGCAGCAACAGCAAATAGACTACATGTAGTGCTATCTGCGTTAGAAATTAAACCTAGAGAAGTTACAACATAGGCTTGATTTACTTGACAAAAACAAGTAATGTAAGAAACCCACAGGTTAAAATCCTGCTTTTAAACTAACATAAAAATTATATGAAAACAGGATTAGAATCATTAGATATAGGCGCGCCAAAAATTACTTACTCAGGTAATGAAGGACCTCAATCACCACAAGAAACTCAACAAAAAATGGCTGAGTTTGAATTACAAGAATACATGGAAGAATTTGAAAG